AAAGTTAAGAAGAAGCCTATTGTGCCTAGCTGGGAAAAGGCTGGATATAAAAAGAAACCGCACTGTGACTTGTGCGGCTTCAAAAGTTTATATCCTAGTCAGATGACTGTCTTTCATATCGACGGCAATCTGACTAATGTAGCTTTCAATAATCTAAGAACCATTTGCCTTAACTGTATCGAAGTAGTTAAGAAGAAGGAAGTGACTTGGAAGAGGGGCGACTTAACGGTTGATTATTGATTCCATCTGCTTGTGTAGATGGTCAATCATTCCGTTATTGTCAATGTGGTAATCGTAGTCTAGCCCAACACTGCTATATTCGCTAGCATGAACATTATGATTCTGTTCTAGCAGGTCTTTAAGATATGTTTTATCTTTGTCATTATCCGCTTCATTATGCAATTCTGCTATTACAAGCCAATCAGGGTCCTCACCGCGATGAGTTCTAAGAGTGATACCTCCTGCATTCTTGATAGCAGTTACTTCATTAGCAAAGCGGCAATCAGTGATTACGATATCATCCTTGATACCCTGCAAGCGATTTTCAACGCTTGCTACCCAAATATCATTATGAAAGTTCTTGCGGGCAACATCTGTTCCCCATTGCTGTAGTACCCAGCGGGGAGTCAGATTGGGGATGCCCAATCGTTCTGCCCACCAAGTGTCAACTTCTTCTCGCCATTCACGGCTAGCCTTAGTTGAACCTTCAAGAAGTTCGCGGTCCCAGTTAAAGATAACTGCAACAGCATCCTTAAGTGTACCGGCAAAGCTCATACGCTTGAAGCCGTGAAATGTGCAAAGATAGTCAGCGGCTGTGTCTTTGCCGCTACCGATGAGTCCTGTTATTCCTATTATCATTCTTATACTATAACATAAGAAGTGAGTGTTGTCAAGCCTTAACCTTGTACCCAAGTGAGAGGCTGTGAATAATCTACGTAGGCTTTCAATTCCATTATCAATCGCTCTTGGTCTGCTTTGGATTCAGCCTTCATAGCAGCACCATTCAGTGACGTTCCGCCACCAGGACCTGCAATTGATTGAAACTTCTCACGAGCTTCACCAATGATGCCTTTAAGCACTGCTAGGATATAGTCGCCAATCCAAACCCCTGCGCCAGGATCCTGTAGCAATTCTAGTTCAGGACGCTGTACATCTGCCCAAATAAGAATGCGTTCGCCGGTTCCTTTGAAGTCTCTAGTGACCTTTAGCAACTTACTAACCGGGTTAAAGGTATATGTAAGATAACCACCAAACATACGTGCTGTAAGTTCTACGTAGCCTGCATAAAAATCGTATGTAGCAAGACCACCGGTATAGTTATAATTCAGTAGATAGGTATTGAGAATTGCACTTGAGAACGGGTCAAATGACGTTGAACTTGGACCTGTCTCAAGCCCTACTGTGCGTCTGAACAGGGATCTTACGTTGATGAATTCGCTGGGCAACGTGTATTCATACACGTTCTTCTGTACGGTGAAGAGAGTGTAGGATTCGATGTTAGCGTTTTGCGCTCTTTGGCGGTAAAGCTTGATAGCGTAGTTATATGCTGCTTCGTAGTGCTGAGGATCTAATTCTAGATCAACAATGTCGCCGCCCATACGTAGACGAAGGTTCTCAAAGAGTCCTTGCTTATACTCAATTAAGTCTTGATTATTTGGTGTCGCTAAAAGGTCTGCTGCCATGTTCGTTTCCTGTTATACTTTATTTATCAGGAAACTCTTTACCTCTCTTTTCAGCAAGCGCCTGCAATTTAGCCAATCGTTCAGTTATCATATTACGAAAACATTCAAGTTCAACCCTTGTAGATTGGTTCAATAGTAGGCTGAATTCCGTGCCGCGCTTTTCTTTCAGCTTTTCTTTCTTAGTATTGCGGTTTGCTCGCCGGTTAATTATTTTGGCAGAGTACACAACCTTGCCATCAGGTTGAACAATTACCTCTTCGGGTTCAGTGCTTACCTCTTCGGGTTCAACGACTGTATTGATAGCTACAGTCTCTTCCAAAGGTTCAGTTTTCACCTCGTATACCGGAATTAGGTGTGGTTTTTCGGCAAGTAGTTTCAAAAACAAACTGTTATTTTTTATGCGGATTAAATCAGCAATGTGTGCAGATTTTTTATTTAAATCAATGTTGTTAATCTGCATAATAGTACACTTATCCCCATACATCAGCATTTTTTTCTTTAAATTTGAATTGTATGTTTCAGTAAGATTTACTTGTTTAGGGTCAAACCATGCTACGAGTACTGATGCGTCCATGTACCGTTCAAGTGAGGGGAAACCTTCAGGAGGAATAAGGGATTTTTGAATAATCCATTGCTTGCGGTCGCGGCTCCATCTTGCTCCTGCACTTTTAGCTCTAGCCCTACCTGTCATATCAGCATAGGGAATAGTTAATACTATGTCTTGAGAAGCGAACAAATATGACTTCTTGGGCAAATACTGTTCGTACACGCATTCTATCCAAAGGTCATAATCCGGTAGATAAAAATCACACCGGTGCTTTGAGTCTTCGGAATACAATTTCTGTCGTTCGTATTCTATGTTATGTGGTATTAAAAACTTATCAACGAATTCAGCTTCAAATCTACTACTGTATTCAAATCCATCCTTTGCTTTAGTCTTGTTCCCATAAAATGAGGTGTTCATTATTTTAGTTTATTAATCCTATTATACTTAAGCTGGCTGATTACTTTTAGTAACGCAATCAATAGCATCCTGTACAGTGATGATATCATCTACCTTTTCATCAGGTATTCGAACATTAAATTCTTCTTCTAGGCGCATTACAAGTTCAATTGCGTCTAATGCATCGCCCTTTAAATCCTCAATGAGACGATCCTTAGGATGTACTTTGCCTAAACCAAACTGTTCGGCGATAAGTTTTAAAATAGATGCTTCAAGCTTATTGCTCACAGGTCGCCTTCCTTACGGTTCTCGCTGTAGTGTGCATCAAACTCGCCGCCTGGATAACGTGCTTCTAGCTTGCTAACGTTTTCAGCAATAACATCGTTAGGATCAAGACCAAGTGCGTTACAAGCGTTCATCCAATACCACATAATATCGCCTAGTTCACGCTTCATATGAAAAATGTTTTCTTCGTTGAGGGGCTTACCCTGAAAGAAAATCTTCTTCACGATTTCGTTGAACTCTCCACCTTCACTAGCAAGACCGATACCCGAAGTGAGTAGCAACGGGATATTAACACGGCTGTTGTTGTGTAGCTTACGAACATGCTCTACAAATGTTTCTGCATCCTTGCTAGGTTCCGACGCTACAGTAAGAACAAAATCTGCGTACTTGTTTAAATCAATTTGAGTTGTCATATATTTTCCTTTTAGAATGCTTTGAGGATGACCATATCAGCATTGAAGCGACCATTTGGTACAGCCTCAACAGCCTTGATCTCCTTGAAATACTTACGAGCAACGGGCTTACTACCCATCAACGCCTTAATCTGTTCAACAGGTTTGCGAAGCGTCTTCATGCCGCTTTCTTTCTTGTCAAAACCAATGATAGTATTGCCCTTGACCATCAGACACTTACTGTAAGCGTCTGCAACGTAGTGATGCATCTTACGCTTCTTAGTGTCATAGACCCAAGCTTCGGTGCTCTCATGAAGCTTAACGGGGCTTAGTCCAGTAAGTTCAAGCATGAGTGCATCGTCCTTAAACGCCTTGCAATACTTAAGACGAGCGACAATCTTTTCAACAGGTACAGCCTTCTTAGCACGAGGCTTCTTAGTAGCCTGCTTAAGACTGATGTAGCCATTCATTTCGGCGATAATGTCTTCGATAATCTTGATAGCGTAACGGATTTGCATCTTGCTATAGTGACTATAGCCCTCGTTCAATTGATCGCACTTGCCACCCTGAACTTCAAGATATTCGTCAAGCAGTCGTTGATAACGCTTGATAGCACTAGCCATATGCTGCGGGAGAATATTACGAGTAGCCAGTGCGCCTACCACCTTCTTGTCAACGCTGAAATCCTTAGAGCAGCCCGAATCAATAAATTCGTCAAACAGTGCTTCAATGTCGCCGAAGGCTTCATCAGCCTTTTCACGCATAATTTCCTGAATGTTGACTACCTTCTTAGGCTTCTCTTCACCTTCGGTTTCTTCTTTCTTAGCAGTGAGTGCAGAACCCTCAAGGGCAAGCGTCTCAATCCACTTAACGAGACCAGTCTTATAGCCATCTGGAACAAGATTAGGATTAACTTCAAGAAGATGGGCAGTAGCAGCCCAATGACTATACATATCAACCTTCCAATCAGGAAGACGATTGATCTTAGTCAGTACATCTTTAGGAAAGTTCTGTTTGATATACTCCCTAACCTTGTTGCCGCAATCTTTGCGCTCAACATCATAGTGAGCAAAGAACCTAGCCTTATCCCAATTGTCAGTGGGCATCAAGCTAAAGCGATTGACGCCGCGACGAGGGGCACGAGTAGTCTTCTTAGTAGACTTAGCTTTGATGATTGCGGGGCGACGAGCCATATTATATCTCCTGAATTATCAGCTTATATATCACTATACAACGGTAGGCTTGCAATGTCAAGCCTTAAGTTTATCAAAAATCATATTTTGGAGTTCGTTCTGTTCCTCAAAAGACAGATAAAAGTCAGTTGTTGGGTCCCAGTATGCGCCCTCTTTCGGGTCGTAGTATGTTACTCGACCGTTTGGATAGAAGAAGGGACCTTCAAGACCCTTGCGCGGCTGATACTTAGTCTCACGGTCACGAAGAACACGATATCCCATACACTATCTCCTTGCTATAGTCTTCTTATAGCAGTTTTGGGTAACCGTGTCAACCTTTTTTCAGCTTTTTTCTACCCGGGGTAGCATAATCACGATTAGTAATTGTTTTATACTTGTGGCAGCAACTGCAAAGTGTTTGTAAATTATTTGGATCATTGTTGTACGGGTTACCGTCAATATGATCAACTTCAAGTTGTGCCATTAGCATGATGGTAGTTGTGCAAGTAAACCCAAATCGGCTGTCAAGATTTTCACAATATGTTTTACGAAATGCAAGGTGTGCAGAAGCAAGCCCCACATGTTCCGGGCAATAGGTAGTAAACTTAAGTTCACCTTTTCGGTTTGTGCCGGATATACTCGTTTTTTTGCGGCATCCGGGAGCAGAACAACATGGAGCAGACCGGCGGTCAGTAGCTGCCAGTTTCTCTTGGAATCGAATCCGGCGCTTAGTGTGGCACGAACTGCAATATGAGCGGAAGATTGGCTGACCAAAAACATTACGATTTACTAGCTGCCCGGCGTTGTTACAACCAGGTGTAATACAGCGAGGACGATCATTCATAGAAACGATGATCTTTTCGACTGAAGTTTTAATTTTCATGATACTCAACTTTTCATTTCTGTTGCTGATATACTCTTATAACAGTTTTGGGTAACCATGTCAACCTTTTTTTTCCGATAAATAACTATATGCCAAAGTTAAGTTTATATCGTTCGAACAAACAAAACGACTATCGCTTTCTAGACAGAACGATAGCCGAGCAATTCACCGTGGGCGGCACAGACCTATATATTCACAAATACTTAGGTCCAGCAACAGGTGATACTTCAACTGATTTTACTCAGCCGAACTATGATACGCTAGACCCATTGAACATTCAAGACTTGTTGTTCTTAGAGAACCGAGATAGAAAGTACGATAAGGACATTTATCGTTTACGTGGTCACTATAACGTACAGAACTTAGATTTTGACTTAAGCCAATTCGGGCTGTTCCTGAATAATGATATCATCTTTATCACTGTCCACTACAACGATATGATAGACCTTGTAGGTAGAAAACTTATGGTCGGTGACGTACTGGAACTTCCGCACTTACTTGATTACAATCCACTTAATGAAACTATTCCAGTTGCGTTAAAGAGATTCTATCAAATCACGGATAGTAACTATGCAAGTGAGGGCTTTAGTCAAACTTGGTATCCTCACTTATGGCGTATCAAGTGTGAGCCGCTCGTCAATAGTGAAGAATTTACTGACATTCTTAAGGAACCAATCAATCAGGATAACTATTTAGGTGATTGGGATCCTAATAAAACATATCCGCCGGGCTATACAATTAATTTTGGTGACAAGATTTATGAATCGATTGCCGAAGTTCCGATTGGAGTAAAACCACCTGATCCTGCATATTGGGTTCTTAAGACCAATGACAGTCTTGCGAATATTCTTTCTACGTACAATAAGAATATTGCAATCAATGATGCTGCGCTACAAGAAGCACAGCGTCTTGTACCTAAGTCGGGGTATGATACTAGCAAACTTTACATTGTACCTACATATGGATTGTACGATACAAATGATACTTTATCGGGCAAGATAAATCAACCAGCACCACCGATTGATGTTAATATTACCGGTACATTGCCTTCAAATACAGGTGGCACTGTAGTATTAATGCGTAATCCTAAGTTTAAGTATGCTAGTGCAGGTATTAAAGTTTCTAAAGAAACTTTAAAATCTATATGGGACTTGACTGCTGATAGCAACGGAAGTCTATTAGAAGACAAAATTAATAAGTTTGTTTCTGCAAGCTTAGAAATGATTGAAGAAAAAGCAAAATTAACAGAGTCAGGTAGTGGATCCGTCGAAACTACTAAATTATTATCTGTTCAGTCATTGGGTGTTGTTACAGGTCCTTATGGTACCGCTGACAATACATATGCTACTGCTGATCAAGATCCAGAAGCAACAGGATTTACTGCTGATATTACACAGCAAATGGACTATCGTGCAGATTGTGATCCTAGATATCAGTTTATTGTAAGATCAAGTCCAAGAAGTTTTGGTTATACTAGTGGCTATCTATCAGGAGACGGTCAAGCACCAAATGGATATCCAACTGGAGCAGGTATTGCATTTCCGCAAAATCCACAGGTAGGCGACTACTTCTTACGTATTGATTATACCCCGCAGATATTATATCGTTGGGACGGTAGATTATGGGTCAGAATCAGTGAAAACGTAAGGACAGAAACAGGATTTACTATTAATGATCAGTCACAATTGTCTGGCTTTATTAATAACCAAGCTGAAATCTATCTAAATAATGAACAACAATTTATACCAGAAGCACAGCCCCTATCAAGTGTGTTGATGCCTACAGTAGATCCTGTCCCACCGACACCTTAATAAAGAGATAACATGGCACAATTCTTTTACGACAATCAGATAAGAAGATATCTTATACAGTTTGCTAAAATTTTTAGCAACTGGTATGTTACTAAAGGCAAAGACCCTAACGGCAATGATATCTTAGTTCGTGTGCCTATCATGTACGGAGATCAAAGCAGACAGGCTTCAACAATAATCGCTAACAATAGTGCAAGTAACTTACCTTCAGCACCGATGATCACTTATTATATTAGTGGTTTAGAATACGAGCAGAGTAGAACACAGAATCCTACATTCGTTGAAAAGCTTCAAGTAAGACAACGTGCATTGAATCAAGAAACCGGCGAGTATGAAACTGTGCAGGGGCAAGCTTTTACACTAGAAAGACTTATGCCTGTTCCATATAAACTTAGAGTCACAGTTGATTTTTGGACTACTAACTATCAACAAAAACTTGAGATTATGGAGCAGTTAGGAACGCTGTTCAACCCTGCACTAGAATTACAAAGCACGGATAATTTTGTTGATTGGACATCACTCACCGCCGTGTTCCAAGATGGATTAACATTTTCTAGTAGAAGCATTCCTCAAGGAACAGGTAATCCAATTGATGTACTGTCTTGGAAGTTTTACATGCCTATATGGATTACTACATCCAGTAAGCTCAAGAAAATGGGCGTGATTCATAAAGTTATTGCAAGTATATTCCAAGGTAGTGCTTTAGAAGATATTCAAGACGAAGACTTATTGTTAGGAACAAGACAAAAAATTACTCCCTATGGGTATAAGTTACTTTTGTTAGGCAATAGCTTACAATTATTACCAAATAATGAACCATTCAATCCATCAAATACATCATTAGAACAACCAACAAATCCAAATACTGGATTATTTTGGTCAAGCTTACTTAATGTCTATGGTGCAGTAAAACCTGGAATTAGTCAAATATGGTTGCAAAATCCATATATGGAGAATGATATTGTAGGTACTATTGTCCCTGATCCACTTGATGACAGATATCTAATTTACAATATTGACCCGGACACATTACCACAAAATACTTTACCTCCTGTTAATAGCGT